TTTGCGTGGACCCAACCAGCGGGGTGGTTGTCGCTACCCACCTCGATAATGAAGTATCCAAAGGGCTCGTCGAGTATTAGCCATCGCTCGATAACGCCGGCCGCCTGATCAAGCGTTGGCGGTTCCGGCAACAGCACGTGCTCCCTTACAGCAAATGGCGTATCGAGCCAAACGATAAAGGGAGCATCCGATAGTCTGGGTTCTCGAAGCGTTATGCGCGGTGCTTCCGACACGCTAAGCCCTCTTTACGAGACTCTCACCCTTGAGTACAGGCGTTAAGTACTGACCAGTGTAGCTAGCCTTGACCTTGGCGACATCTTCGGGAGTTCCCTTGGCAACAACACGTCCACCGCCATCACCGCCACCACCTGAGTATGGTGCAGGGCCTGATGCTGTGCCGTCGCCACCATTAAAAGATTGCTCGTTGTTGCCAGCAACAGAAATTCGTGATAAACCGCCGGATCCCCCTGGTGCTCCTCCTGTATTACTTCCGCCCCCAGTACCTTGACGACCTACTATAACTTCTATAGCTTGCCCCCGTTCAACTGTAAAGGTATGTGTATTGTATAAACCATCTGATCCAAGGCCTCCATAGGACCCAGCATCCATTCCGCCACCTCCGCCACCTGCGCCCCAGGCGTATGCTGTAATACTTGCACGAAATGGCATAGTCAGTGTATATCTACCAATACGTGGAGAACTAGCATTAGCGTATGTACGTGTGTTCCAAATCACAGAATCGCTACTGTTACTAATAGTTAATGCAAAGCCTGCAACGTCTCCGCCGTTTGCTACATTAAATTGTAAAGTATGGTCGCCGGCTGTTAATTGCACTGCTACACGAGATGGAGTTTGATTAAAATTTGCAGTACCGCCAACTGCAGTTCCGTCCACTGTTACTGATCCTGAATTATCTACTGTAGATCTAAAATAGTACGTGCCTGTATACGGAGCATTAAAAATTCTTCTAATTACATAACTGTTTACTTCATTGCCTGTAGTAGGCCAGACTGCATAGGTATTTTGAAAACTGCTCCAACGACCATCACTTCTTGGATACAACGTCGCAGGCGACTCAACAGATTCTTGTATAGTAAAAGTTTTAACTATAACATTTGCCATGAATTATATGTACTTAAACCAAATATCGCCATCAACACCATCAGCACTTGTAGGACTTTGTGTAGAAACAAATTTCCTACTTCCGTCCCAGTATGCAGACCTAGTCATTACATATTGTGTTGTGGCAATTTGTAATGTGTTTGCGCCAAATGTAGCAGTAGGAGCAAGCGGAGTACCAGTTAAAATTGGACTATCAACATTGGCTTTAAGTGCAAGATTTGCAGCACGAGTGATGTCTCTGGTTAAATTTATATTATCAATTTTAGAATCTAGCGCACTAATACTAGCATTAGCAAAGTCGCCGCCAGCTGACAAGTTAGAAATATTTGCTAGCATTGCAAGTTCAAGTGCTATAATCTGATCGTATCTTGCACCAAGGTTAGCATTGATAATATCAACATTAGCTAGTATAGCGTCATTGGTTGCGCCATTAAGTTGATCGACTCTAGTAATGGTATCACGCAATTCAATTTCTACGTTTGCTGCATTAATTGCAGCTTGTAATTGATTCTCAGCAGCAATTCTTAGTGCAAGATTAGCATTAATAATAGCGACATTAGATAATAATTTTATATCGCCGCCAGAACTAGCTCTTGCGATTTCGCTGTCTACATAAATCTTTGTAGTGACACCAAAATTAGAAGTGGCATTTGCATTTACTTCAAGTCGGCCATCACTACCTTTTATTAAAAGTACTTGTGTTTTTGTACCACCAATGTTGGAGTAAAAACTAATATCTCCACCGTTGACTTTATTAGTAATTGCTACATTGCCAAGATCTTGTATTTGAAATCCGTTTGGACCAACAAATAAATTTCCAGTTAGTTGTACATTACCTTGTATTACGCTACCAACAGTTACCCAGGTATTAGCAGTTGTATATGCTTTGATATTGTTTACACTTGTATCATACCACAGTTGTCCTACTATAGGAAACGATGGACTTGTAGACAATGCAAAGTTTTCAAGTAAATGAACAAAGTTTTCGTTAGTTTGGTCGCCGTAGTTTTGTACCAGTCTACCAAATAGTGTTAAACTTGTACTAGTAGTATCTTTAGTTCCATCTAATACTACAATGGCTGTACCGTTGGTTTTGTTTACATAATAAGGCATAGCATTATCCTATACTACTTAAATTGGTCAAAGTTTGAATTCTTACAGTATAGTCAATTTGAATTAATCTGTTAAGACTTTTTTGTACTGGATGAAATACTACGTGTGTCAGTAGTTTACCAGTGGTTGCTAAGCCTGATGTTCCGTCTGTACTACGTGCTTTTAATCCAAGCTCGTCAAATGTATATGCTTCAGACAATGTTGTTGAATTATCAAATGCACTTTGTCCTGATGGCTCGCCGTAATCAAGCAAGCAACTAATAACTAGATCACTGTAAACTCGACCTGGAGTGTGTCTAATTTCAATCTTGTTTCTCAACGGATCTGCATTTAATGCGCTGTTGTTATCAACAATCTTAGCAAAGGTTGGGTTGTATAGGTTACTGTTACTGGTATTATTATTTGGTGGCAGATAATTAATAATCCCAGTAGGGTCAATGCTGGTTCCGCCGTTTCCAAAATGCATTTCGTAAATGTAACTTTGCCCTTTATTAGCCAAGCAATAAGCAATAGCTTCTGAGATATTTTCGTAGTGAATAGCATTACGCTTGTCTACGTAGATTTCTCCTGATTCAGGGTCAAATATTTTGATATGCCCTTGCACATGAATTCCGCTTTGCTCGTCGGGCTTGCGTTCTGTATCGATATTGTTAGGTGAAGATTCCATATTTTTGTCCATATCAGTATTTAGCTGGTTTATTGTCATGGGTTATAACTCGCTTTTGCTTTAATGAATACAGCAGATTCTGTGGTACTGCCCTCAAGTCCAGTGCCATCTGCAATATTACCTGTCATATTTAACCAAGTGGTGTTGTTAGTGTCACCTTTGATTGTTTGGATTGTGCTACTATCAACCACACGAGTTCCTACTACGTGTACATTAGGAGATCCTGTTCCGCTAACGCCTCGGCGTATTTGTGCTAATGTATTAGATCTTACTAGCTCAAGATTTGCAGTGTTAAGATATGTAGAAGAATTAGCATAAATGTTCCCTAATGTTAGGTATACATTACTATTATACGATATCAAGGTATCAAGTGCAAATATCGTATTTGCAGCCCAAGTTTGAGCGGTAGACAATCTAGCATCATCATATTTACGATAGTAATGAATACGTTCGCCATTAATAAAAATCACACCTGGTACTGCACGAGCAGGATTTGGATCAGGTAGTAGGTTAATATTGTCAACTGAAATTATTTTGTCGTTAATATTTAAGTTAGCAGACAGTGTAGTCACAGCATTTCCGTCAATTCTTGTGTACTCTACGTTACCAGACATTGGATGGAAAATTCTATATCCTACAGAATATGCATTGGCTGCTACATTTGTAAACACACGCATTTCGAGTGTGTCATAAACACGACCAGGAATGAGTTCTTCTGGTGCATGGCTGCTATAGGTATCAACATAAGCACCACCTACAATATTAATGTCTTCTGGTCTGGTTCCAAGCACAGTATCTAAGTAAGTACTATAAACATTTGAATCAAGTATAGATTGTAAATTCAAATAAGATATAGTTACGTTAGCATTACCGCCAGTAACCACTGATAGAACATTAGCTGTAGTGTACGATCCGTTTACATTAATTACATTACTGTAAATCTGGAACCCTGGGGTAGAATATACAATTGAAAGTTCTTGACTGTTAGTCACTGACTCTAATGCATACGCAGAAGCTATACTACTGTCTTGAGTTATTATATCCCCGGCATTAGCTGTAATTGGCTTGCTTAATAATAACTTATAAGTAGTTTCAATTGGCTTACCAGTTAATGTCATACTATCTTTGCTGACATTAACAATTTTAAAGTATCCGTTATTTTGGAAACTAAATCCGTAGTTCGCTTCAATTAAAATGCTTTGGTCTAGTTCAAAACCTAACTTATTAAAATCAATTTTTGATGTATCGTTACTACTAATTGTCAATCCTATCCAGTTAAAGCTAACTGCATCTGTAGTAACTTGGAATGTGTTTGCTCTGAACTTAGGTCCAAATACATTAATTCCTGGGTACTCAAGACCGCTCATTAATTGCGAAGGATCTGCACCTGGCATACCAGATGTAGGTTGGTAGAATGCACGTATTCTATCTACAGAATTCATTAACACATTACCACCTGCAAGTTTTGTAAATCTTGTATAATCAAACAATGACTGTGTAGTAACGTTTGCATTAGTGGCCAAGAATGCTTCGTTATTGTAAACAACGATATCGCCACTGGCCAGCCATAAATTGGCTGCAGATCCAGTTGTATCTCCAGCTCTGACTACGGTGTTTGCATAGGCAGTATGTGGTTGCCATATTTTAACATTACTTAGGTATGTATATCTATCAAAGCGTAATGTAGTTTTAACATCTCTTACTAAATTGTAAGACAAGTTGGCATTACTAGAAAAATATTCATTTTTAAGTAAAGGATAAACTACAGCGCCTGTGCCAATGCCGTTAACAGTTATAGTTGGAGTAGATGTATATCCGCTTCCAGGATTAGTTACTACCACATCAGTAATTTCACCAGTGCCAGCATTAATAATTGCTTGTGCTGTTGCACCAGATCCGCCGCCGCCGGTGATTTCAATTGAAGGAACTATAGTATATCCTGTTCCAACATTAGCTAATGTATAGTCAGTGATCTTGAATTTATAATTATCAGCCCAATACACATAAGGGTCAGCAGTAAATTTTGTACTATCTGCAGGATTATTAATATCAGGTGATCTGAATGTTCTGGTTACTGAATCAAATTGACTTGGTAAATCAAAGTCAGTCCAATCTCCAGTGGCTGTATCTATTCTGCTATAAGTTGGTATGTACTCTTTAAGTTGTGTGCGATACGGTTTAACTTCGTTGATGTAGTCCTGATAGAAGTTTTGATCGTCTTTGACATAATTAGGTATCTGTTCAAGAGTACGCAATTGATGATACACATCAATGAAACTGGTCTTAAAGATCCAATCCAAACTTTTTTGTTCTGTAAAGATATAATTAATGATGTTAAAGAACAAATTATTAAATTCAATTGCAAGATCGTCGATGAAAATTTCTTCATAGACACTGCTAAAAATACTACTAAGTTCAAGTGTAGCTTGTGGATCGTAAGCAATAGAATCAAACACAGAAGAATCGTATCCTGACCCAGTGGTTGTATCATATAGGCCTACATCTAACTTAACAGTCGCTGATTCTGCGGCTATCAAATCCAATGATAAATCGTCAAGTACTTCATAAACTAACCAAGTACCACGACCGCCGTCTAATATCTTGATGTATTCGCCGGCGACCAAAGTAAGAGCCTGTGTGTCTGAATATCTGTTTAACACATGAGAAAATACTTGTCCTGGGATATACGAGCTGCTGTACCAATCAATTGCTTGCCATTGTAAATCTGTTTTGTAACTTTGTATTTTTCTTAATTCAAATTGACTGGTTGTAGCATTGTATTTGTACAATGTCCACTTTCCGCTGTGATTGGTGTCAATCGGAACTAATATAGTATATCCGTCGGGATACAGTCTGGTGTTTAAGTAAGCTATTTCTGTAGAATTATCAAGTTTCTGATCAAACCCTGTTGTTGGCATTTCTTCCATTCCGTATAATTTGGAAGGATTAGTAACTAACAGTATAGGATAATTTACAAAGATTGTATTAGCAGTATCAACAAATATCTGCAATGCTTCTAAGCGATTGTTAACAACAGATTGCAAAGGCAATATACCAATTTTTTCGCTAGCACGAAGTCTAGGATTTGGAATAGGTACACCATTTGCATCTGCTCCCACTAGACTTTCTTTAATCTTATTAATTATTCTATCGGGAATGGTCACAGCACTACTACCTTCTTGTACTAACTGCCATTCATTGTGCATCAAATTAGAGCTGCCAGGATTTGTTGTGTCAACATGCAATACTACTTGGTCACCAATTAACGAATCAGTAGCATTATATACTGCAATACTGTTTGGAGCCAACAAGCCAAGGTAAGGGATATTTTGCCCTTTAGGATCCAGTATATAAGATTCAAGTACACTGGTGCTTAATGTACGAAGTGCTCGATTAACATCAACTTCAGTCTTGCCACCTACCCAAAAATAATATTTCTGAGAGATTATACCAGTAGCTGGATCAACTTGAGTCACCAAACTGTAAGCAGAATTATCAGGATACTTAGGAGTACCGTTTCCTGTGTATTGACTTGGCAAAGAGTCACTTTCAACCCATTCGTAAATCTTTACTTGACTGCCTGGAAATATACTTCCCCAGTTCTTTGAACGATATTGTAAGCTACCTTGTTCGTATTCAATAAATCTAACATCAGTGAGATCCCACCAGGTGCGCCCCACGTGCTTGGACGTCCAATAGAAAGATGTATTCTGTATTGTATTAATGTTATTTGTACTATTATACGATGCAGGATCAAAGTCTTCTTTATAGTCAAGCTCTTGATCTACTACACCAAGTAGTTTTCCTTTAGCTGGGTCTAATATATCAAAATAATTAATGATGTCACGTGTTGCATTATTGTATATGAACGAGGACGATAATGCAGTTGGATCAACTTTAGGTTCTTTATATCTAGTTAATTCCCATCCTAATTTAGAATCTTTGTTATAGTAGACATATAAACTTCCGCCTTCGTTGATAATATTATAGTCGTTACTTACACCAGCAACAACAAACTTGCCAACAACATCAATTGCAGCACCAAAATTAAATCCATCATCAATATTTGGTCCAATTAATTTTTGTGTATATGCAAACAACGATGGATCACTTAGTGTCTCGTAGGGATTTGTCATTAGGCTGAACAAGTAAACTGCGCCTGAATCTTTAAGTACATCAACAAAGTTTGTGCCACCACTATCAAATATTGTAGAATTTGTTAATGTTGAATCAATCTTGACTGGTAATCGTAAATCTGCTCCGTCACTGCCAATAGCAAGAGTTCCGGTGGTTTGATCAACAGCAATTGCTGATCCAAACACTTCTCCGGTTGAAGTTGGATGCTTAATAGCCTGAGCGTAAACAAATTTTCCAATTCCTAAGTCAGTTACTGCTGTTCCTACCCCGGCTTTGATATCTAATTTGTTTCCAGTTTGAACGACTACGCTGTCTAACTGTAGTTTGTTGTCAACAATACTTGCAGTAACACCAGGTATACTTTGAGCATTAATATCTTTAACAACACTGTCTAATGTAGTACTTGATAATTTAACTGATCGATTGTTAATAATTACTGTGTGCCCGGCTGTGACAGTGGGATTAGAAATTGTACCTGTTACTGTTCCGTAGACACGACCTGGATTCACATATCTAGTTACTAGACCAAAATTATAATTTGATTCTCTGTACTGAGGACTGGTTACATAAATGTTGCAACCGGTGTTACAGATAGCCAATCCACTACCAAAGCGAGATCCTAGAAGTCCTGTTAACTCTGGTGTAATCTTCTGATCAAAAATAAACTGATTACTATGAACTCTCAGATACTTGGCTGATGCTGGCGGTGCATAATTAGGAAATTGTATTGTATTTGTACCGATAATATAAAAATCAGTGCCTTGTTTCAAATTGGCATTGCTAAGAACAACTTCAATTTGACTGTTTAAATTGTCAGGAGTAGTAAATGATCCAATACTTCCATCAGTGACAAAGTCTGTTATCGTTCTGTGATATACATAAACTGCGCCTGTGTTTTCTACAATCCCTGCTGATTCTTTATCAGCGCCAACAGCAATAACACTACCTTCACTGTTACATACAAGTGAAGCACCAAAATTATTTCCAACAACAGACTCGCTGCCAGTTGGCAATGATCCAATTTTTACATAACGATCTAATCTACGTACGATAGCAATCTTTTCAAAGTTTGTTGGAATTTCTGTAAAAGTTAATGTGGTTCCAGAAATAGTATAATCTACACCAGGAATATATTCTGCACTTCTCAGTGGACTAGTAATAACAACCTCGTTAGCATCAGTTGTAGTATCATTTAATGTAAACACATTATTACTGCCGTCACCGTAAATAATTTGTGCAGTTTCTACGCGATCAACTGTCAATGAATAGCAATCTACTCGACCAATACCCGGTGATCCAATATATAGATACTTGGCATTGTCACTGATAGCCATCGAATAACCAAACTGATAGTTAGCAGTGCCAGACAGATCACTGATAATCTGCATTAAAATTTGATCTTTATAAACATACACACAGCCACGCCCACTGGCTGTGTCTGGTGCCGCTATAATTGCATAAGTTTTGGCAGTAACAATTGTCTTACCAAAACTCTTTAAGGATGCATTATTACCCCATAGTCCACCATACGGACTCCATACATCAGAACGGCTTTTTGTATAAATTGAAACACGGCCAGTTCCGGAATCTGGTGCTCCTGCGTACATATACAGAGCATCGGGTGTCATTTTTACTGCACGACCAAAATGATCTTTACCTACATATTGGCCTTCGCCAAGTTCAAAAGTGTTTTGATATTCCCATGGATCAGTTAGTGTATAAACTCCCCATGTCTGATTGCCGTCTATGTCATTTACCCAAACTTTATCATTGCGCAACCAACCAGAATTTGGAACAATTGAATCAACTTGACTTGGGTAATCAATCTTAACTGATGTTAATTTTAGTAATAGTCCTGATCCAATGACAGATTGTACTGCAATTAATTCTTGTAAATTTTGGAACATTGTTACATAAAAACGTTGGCTATCAACGATTTCGCTAACTTGATAAACTCCGTTGAATCTTGCATCAAAGTTTTTAAGAGCAACAATATCGCCTGATACCAGACCGTGGTCGTCACTTACAATAATTTCTGCCACGTCATCAAGATTGTATCTCATTGCAAAGGCCAGACCCGGAACCGAGCTTGCTCTGTACACATTCCAATTATTACTAAAGTCTTTTGCTACCCAAATTTTGTATCCAGTTCCAATTTGGTTTACAATAGTGGTTAATGTAGCATAGTCTCTAATATTGAAGATTGTTGCGTCAACATCGTCAAGATTCACAAACCCAGCTACTGGTAAAGGAGTAAGTGCGCTTGTTTTTGTATTGTCTACTGTCTTTAAGATATTGGCTTTATAAACACCTGCAGTTTTATAAACATCTGTCTCGCCATACGAAACAATATCAGTTTCTTCAGTGGTTGCTGAATCAACTAATTGTAGAACAGCTGGATTATTATCAAATTTTGATTCTGCTAATATTACTTCTGTAAAATCGTTTTCTTCAAGTGAGCCGTATTCTCCTACACGAATAGCCCAGTTTTCCACAAAGTCAATTGACGTGTTTAAATTGTTAAACTTTGCGCCACGCAATGCACGAATAGAATTGACTGTGCCTTTTTGTGTAATCAATCCTTGGTAGAATTTAGTTTGTGTAGTAGCATCAATGCCTAAATTGGTAAAATAGGATCTGTCTCTGAAGCCAATTAGGCCACTACTAAACATCTGTAGGGATTCGTTAATTGGTTGATTGTCAACATCATAAAAGTTAATCCCTTGACCAGCATTGGTTGAAAAGTTATTAACAACTCCTGATTTCAACTCTGTAGACAAAACTTGTTTCCATTGTGTTATTTGAAATTGATCAGCTGCTGATATATTTTCAAGTGCTGTGTAGTATCTTCCTTTGTGAGCAACGATAGATCCTTTGAGATAATCCTGTCCTGGATTCCATGAATCAACTTTACTGCTGCTGTAAATAAATCCTGGTAATTCAAGACTACCATTCCATCCAGCGGTCTTAGATCCTACTAGTTTTAATCTGTATTGTCTATTTCCTAGTTCCGGAACATAGATAATATCCTGGAACACTGTTGCATTATCTAAAATTAAAAGATGTTCGTACTGTATCAAATCAAACTCTGCATAGCCAATTGTTTGGTCAGCATTTGATGTAAATGTAAACAAATTACTTTCTCTAAGAATAGTAAAATTGTTTTTTCTTATAGCACGATAGTTAATATCTAATACTCTACTACCATAAGGAGTATTTTTTACTTCGTCAACAATTGCTTCTGCATCGTAAACTTTAATAACGTTTGAAATTGGACTTAGTACAAGTATGCTGCCAGTACCCCAACCTTGGCTGGTCCAATGTAAAAATTCTTTAGCACTTAGAATCCAATCTTTTTGTTCTTTAAGATCGTTATCTCTGTCATTGAACACAAATCCTTGTGCTGTCAAGTATCTCTGATATCCAACAAGGAAGTCGACTACCTGTTGAGTTGTGTTAAATTCAAAACCATACGGAATTGTATATTTGGCTTGTTTAAAATCTTTATAAATTACTCCACGACGTGCGCCCACAGTAATAGTATAAGCATTATTGTTAGGTTGGCTTGGAATAATAAAGAAATAAGGTTTAGTTAAATCAAACCCACTTACAGTATATCCACCTGGGGAACGTTCAACAATAACTCCGCTATAAGTAATCTTATTAACTGGAGCGCCTTTGTATAACTCAAGTCTATAGTTTTCATCTGGGATAACTACGCTGTCGTTGATACTGCTTGGACTGCTTTGTTCTGCCAATAGATTTAAGAATCTCTTGTCAGTGTAGCCGCCAACTTTGTAGGTTAATTGCACAGTAAGTGCAGCTAAGTTATCTTTAATAAGTGATGCTGAATCAAGTACACCAAGACTCTTGACATAATCACAAATCCAATTTAAATAACCTGATGTTCGTTCTACATTACCACTAGCATCTGTATATCCATTAACACGTATGCTTGTTGGATTTAAATGTTGGTTAGTTGAGTCAGTTACAAATTGTGATGTAACTCTGCTACGATAGTAGGATTGTGTATCAACCAATAATGAAAAGTATTTTGCAGGTTTAGCCAATGCTAATGCCTGTTGAAGAGCAAATGGATAATCGCTGCTGCGACGCCAAGCAAGTTCAGCTGGACCAATGTCGCCTACTGCATAACTTGTATTAGCTTTGCCGCTGTCAAAGTCTGTTACTAAAATATTTTCTGGACTAATTAAATTGCCCGAATCGTCAACCGGGATAAACGCCGAAAGATTTAATCGTTGATATCTAGTATCAATACCTGCTCTTGCACCAGCATGTATATAACCTATTTCAAGATCAGACCATAAAATACGATTACCACCTGTGTATGGTGCTGGTCCATAACGATCTTCCCAGTAGCTTGGCTTTTCACTAAAGCCTAGCATTTCCCATGGATGCGTATGTGGGCGGTCTGTATCGTAGAAATAGCGATAAATGCTACGCCATGTGCCAGGCAATGATTCGCCATTTACTACATCTCTAAATTTTTTGTAGTTCCATGTAAATGCGTCTGATGCTGCAAATGTGCTGTTGGTAGTATAGTCTACTCTATTGCTACCAACCCATGTCAAGAAGCTGTTGCTTAGGATCTGTGAAAATTCTTGTCTGCTATAATCCGTAAGTCTAAACTTACCAGGAATATAATCATCAATATTAAACAAGGTTATATCATAAGTTGTTTTGATATTATTATAAATTCTTCTTTCAAGTTCTAATAATAAATTATCACGGAAGTCTCCAAAGGCAGGAGTTATACTGCCGTCATGACCTTGTATGACTGTTGCTTCTTGTCTATAAGTATTGTCAAGATATATTTCAGGCACAAACTTAGGATACAAACCCAACTTGGTTGGAGTTTCTGGAACATACGAGCCATTGGTGTTGTTGTATTCAACAATGTCAATTAGGTCATCATACAATAATTCAAACGTATCAAAGAATACAATTGCCGGACGAGTCTGATCAAAATAATAATCATGGTCCTTGACTAATAGTGTCTTTGTTGTTACATTGTTTAATGTTCTTGTCAAATAAACAAGCACCGACTTGTTACTAACAACAGTATCTTGGAATATACGTGTTATTTCGTAACCACGAATATCTGGATCAAAAATAGTGTAAGTAGGCAATACCACACGATCGTTTTCCCCATATGGAAGCATATCGCTGAAATGCCACGGGAAAGTTTCATTCTTAACTTGATTGATAGTAGACATAATTACATCTACACTACCAGAAATATCTGTTCTATCAATTGGTAAATTAGCAGCAAGCTCTAAGAACTTAATTTTAAATTGACTATATTCTCTTGTTGCTAGTTTAATACCTTCAACAAAATTCATCGTTGGATGATTTAAAAACAATCCAGAGTATATCACTGGTGCGCTATGCTGTAATATACTGCCGCCGGTATCTCTGTATACAATGTCTCTTATATTGCTATTTCCAGGAACTGCGCCTGTGATATTGAGATTATTATTCTTTAAGGTTATTAAATGATTTCTTAATTGTCCAAGAGTTAGTGTATTTAGATTGGAGTTAAGACTGTTAATATCCAAATTCAAAGGAACTTCGTAATACGCATTAGCAGACACTTCGTAACTGCTGTGTACGCTGATAAACACTGCATCATCAGTGGTTAATAAATCTGGGTTTACAAGTATTGCTAGTTTGTTTACAGTTCTTGTAATTACAATGTCATTGATTGACACTGCTGTGTTATTAATTACTACCTTAATATTTGGTACGGTTGTACTTGCATCTGGCAAATAGTCTATGGGGAATAAATTAGTAACTCCGTCGTATATAAAGTCGTAGACTTGGAATTGTTTACTGAGTGTTTGATTTATTGTCCAAATATTTGCACGTTGACTTGATGTTCTTGTAATGTTTTTCTGTAGTAACCCAGAATTAACTTTTACTGTTTCTGTTACGCCGCCTGTTATTAAATATCTGAATGTATCGGTATCAAAAGTATTTTCAAATTGGATATAGCCTTGTGCTATAAAGTTTTTATAACTGAGAGGAAAACCCAACACCGGATCGTTAGCACCAGTGCCTTCTTTATAGGCAAATATCTTTGTACCTTCAAAATTGGTACCTGGGTATGTAGTAGGATCACCAAAACTAATACCGTTTTTGTCAATGACATCAAATAAAGGTGCTTGGTTTACTGCAGTTTTTTGTTGAGATTTAATCCATTGCGATCCGTTATAGTGCCATTGTGTTGCCCCATTATCACCTGACTTAACTAAAACAGTATTGCCAGCACCAACATTGGTATCTGCAGTTTCTTCAATGATAGCTTTATAAACTCGTGGAACTACATTACGTGTTACTTCTTGTATAGTAAACAAGTAAATTTTGTTTCTAACATCGTTGTTTTCATCTACACTAAACACCACACGTTCGCCGGAGGTCAGTGTCACCGATTGACCACCAATTTCAAAGGTGTGACTAACTGTATTAAAACAAATAACACCTTGTATCTGTGTATATGCGTTGGTAACAATGGTATCTAATATGTCAATTGGATTTTTAGCTTCTGTACCAAATTTATAAAGATTTATATTCTCGTCAAATTCAATAATTGGTCTTTTCGCTCTAAGATTTTGATCTAGAATTAAATCCGTTTCATTGAATGCAGCAGTTTTCTCAATTACATCTAAATGGAACCAACGATTACTTCTACTCCATCCACTACGATCAAGTCCTGAACGCTTGATAGTGATATAATCAGGAGTTGATAAATCATTGTTCAACTCCGGAGTGATTAGATCATCTGCTAGCACCAATTGAATAGACAACCCTACGCCATCAACATAATAGGTTTTATTTCTGTACGTTTCTGTTGCACTGCTGTCAAATGTAATTTTTAAACCATTGGTAAAAGTAACACCATTGGGACTAGTATACTCAACTTGTCCTTCAATTTGTGTAGCAGGATCAATCTCTGCAGTATTGATATCTACAATTTGTACGCCGCCTGATGCGCTGCCAAATGATGCGCTTTGATAATAAATTAATTCTAATGGAGCAGTTATTAATGGTATTTCATTGTATAGCCCCATGCGGCTATAAAATTCTTTACCAACATTGCTTTCTCCTCTGAGCACTTTGATCTTTTGCTCATCGTTAACAGAGGCCATTGGCGACAAGTATAGTCTTTCGTCACCATTGGCATCTGGGAATATCTGAATCAAATATGTGCTATTTCTTACACTAAATGGAACTAGTTCGCTAGCATCCAAATATATTATGTTGTTCTCATCTACTCTTGCGGTATTAACCCAATATGCATCATCAATGTATTCGTTGTTTACAAAAATCAATTTACTAAGATCAATTGAAGTACTGGTGCCATCAAAGCCGCCAAGAACGCCATTCAGGTCACTGACCAGTGCACCTTGTAAATCTTCGTAGCTTAAACGTGTTGCATAATCAACAGTAGCGGCTGTTGGCATGCTGGTCCATTGAGATTGTGCTATTAGCGTAGGAACTGTAAATGTCACTGTTCCTACGTCTGCGCCGTTATTGGTAACACCTAAAACATCACGACTGGTGATATTTGGTAGTTTTGGATTTCGTCCATTGACACCAGGATCAGTTTGTATAAAAAATTGATTGCCTGGATCATTAACAACAAAGTTGTAAACTCCGCCACGTGCCAATGTAATAGTTGGATTTAAACTATTTTCGTATCCGGTAAATTTATACGAGCCAGTTACTGAATCATACAGTACGTCAAAGGTATAATTCAATGGAACATTGGTAGCAGATACAGTTACAGAATCTGGGCCATTTTCTAACCAAAAATATTGGCTAAAGTTAACAAACTTGTCAAGATCAATCTTGGGATCGTAACTGTAGTATTCGCTGTCAAACAGTCTTGAATGACGATTATTTAAACCGCCATAGTAGCCAATTTTGTTAATAATGTCAGTATATGTACTTGCAAAATCAATTTGATCAGTGGTTGTATTACGAATTACAATACCAGGCTCAAGTTGATAATTTTGTCTATCTGTGGTTGGCTCTTCAATATAACTGTCTGTATTTTTATATGAAGGTGCAAGTTTTCTACCAATGTAACCGTTGACCTTTTTGAAATTAGGTTCACTGACCAGCTGATCAACAGTTGCATTTAAGAATTTTCTGTTTGTGTCTGTGCGAAAAACTTCTGGTAAAAACTGAATGGTTTTAGTTGCCGCCATTGCGTATTTCCTATGCTATATTAAGTTGACCAGCGGTAATTGCGCTGATGATTTGTACGTTGTCTACAGTTGCAGCACTTACTAAGATTTCATTTGGTTCGGCATTGATCTGATACAATGTACCAAATATGCTGCTGGAGTTAGTAGGTACTATAATAATACTACTTACGTTTGGTGTCAGTGCAGTATGTAGATATGCACTTAATTCACTGAAGTAAAAAGTTTCACCAAATTCCCAATTATTAATGCTAAAGTAGGTATTAATTGCTGCAACTACTTGACTCTTAACGTCATTATCACTGATATTAACATTAGGATTCTTAATAACTTTGAATGTAGCTCTTAGTGCTGTATCGGCCTTGCTGCCAAATAAAGGTTTAAACTTAGCGGTGTTGTACACAATACTATCGCTAATTGTTTTTAAGTTTTCAATTGATCCAAACTCAGTTTTTAGTTCATCAATGGTTGGAGCAACTGGTTCCACTACCTTACCGCTGGTATCGGTGATGTATGCTGTATATTGATCACTGTAAGAACGAGTCAAGATATAGAAGTCAATCAAGTTGTTTGGACTTGGATCAATTCTACGATTGTTAGGAGCATTATGTGTGTATTGGAACATAAGGTCCTGACGTCCATATCTTGCAATGTAGTCAGTTGATTCAGTTAATCCTGTACCGGTTGAGTCTACAATGAAGAATGCATCTTCGCTGGTTGCATAAAATACTGTGCCAACAGCATACAATGTTATATGTGCTATTATCTCACCTTGTGTGGCATATTCTGATACTATCAATGATTGCGACACTGGGTCGTATCTTAAGAAATTATACTGATCAGTATTCTTTATAAAATAAACAAATTTAGTTGACAAATTAACAGTAGGTGCCACAAGCTCAGTGAATAAGTCTGGATTGTCGGGCACTTCGTCAAGGTTGTCATCCGGGAAGGTAATTTTAATTTTTCTATTATCTTCAAGACCGTCAGACTCAATAGCATTGCTCCACACACGATATGTTTGTGGATAAAACAATCCGTCTGTACTGTCTGGTTTCGTGTTTGTTCTTAAAATCTTAATTGCATCTAATCTTGTTGTTGCTGTTCTACTGTCATAGACACGAACATCTGGATCATAATAAAATCTTGTTTCTCTTTGGCTCATGTAGAAATAGTTAAGTCCACGACTTGTAACTGAATATTCTTGATTAGCAAAAGATAATTTTATAAACCAGCTATTATCTAATCCAGTACCTGCACCACTTCCGGCATTGGTTAAACTGAAACTTCCTGCTCCAAGATTCTGCGACTCAATCAATTTCCATGTCTGTGTTGGAATATCGTATCTGATGCCAAAAGTTTTATAACTCAGGATATTGTCAATGATGCTGTTAATTAGAGTTTCGGTCCATGTATTTGCAAACACTGGTATAATTGAATCAATGATTGCTCCGGTTGGAACCACTGTACTTAAAATTGCTGAACTAGAACCTGGTGTTGCATAAGAGATAATGCTGGCCCATAACTCTGTACGTTGATATTCTGTAGTTGGTGTACCTGTTTGCAATTGATTCTGTGCATCAAAATATTTTCCAGTTGGAGGTACAAACTTAATTAGTGCACCTTGTGTTAAGAAGTTAATGCTTGGTGTGGTAAATGTACCAGTGCTTCTTCCGCCAGTTGAGTTGGTCTGTGTCCATGATGCTACTGCAGCAACGGTTCCAGATCCGGCACCTGCACCAGTGGCAATAAATTGTGTACCAACTGCGCTGTTGGTTGCACCAATGGAGGTAAATGCAGTTGTACCAGCAGTTATAATTTTGTATGCATATCCGCTGAGAGTAGCGGTCGCTGCTATAGTTGATCCTGACGGTGTGGATCTTGTTGCAGTATCATAATATAAATGTTTTGTAGGCACAGAAGAAATTAATGGCTTAACTAAGTTTCTAACAATAGCATTAACTTCCGGACTACTTGTAAATTGGAAAGTTTCTGACGATGTGTAATTTTCTTTATAGATAATACCATCTTGTGCAAAAATATTCGTACTTGAATATTTGCCAGTAGAATCAATGACGTCAAGATAACGACTAATACCCGAGCTTGTTCTGTTTACTGCCTTGACCTTGAGTATGTTGTTGAAAGATGTATAAGGCAAGACGTTATAATCTTCTCCGGTTACCATACGATTTTGTGTATAGTATTGTTGAGGAGCTTTGGTTCTGATATCGTCAAGACTTTCTCTTGCATTGGCATTGGTTACGGTATATTGTAAACTTGCTCTGATAGTTAAAGTTTCTGAACGACCTGTACGTCCACGATACGGAACAGCAATCGTAATCGCATTCATTTCCTCAGGTGTAACTTTGTAAGTTAGATTATTGCTTATGCGATAATAAATTCTAAAATTACCAACAGGAATATTTGTAAAGCTACCGTCACCAAATACTAGATCAATTTGATCATTGGCTCTTGTGGTTACGCTGAATAGATTGCGTTCTTCGGTGTTGTTGTAAATTACGTTGATACCATTAACTGCTGGAACTTTGGTCCATAGCTGATTAATAGTGCCACTTGAATTCAATGAGTATAACCAAACGTCAGTGTTATTAATATTATCAAAGTTAATATTGACCACACGATTAGGCAAGCTCTCTGTAATGCTAAAATCAAGACTACGCAGTTCGCCCTGTTTAAAATAGAAAAAATAACCTGTGTTGTTTGATCCGTTACCTTGATTGTCGTTACGATATAAAATGTTAAATGCACCACCAGCTGCTGGTGAATTTTCATAGATATAATTTTCATCGGCGCTGGTAGCACTAACAACTTCAAACGGATAAGTTATACCTGCCACTGCTGCAGTATAAGGATATGTTGGAGTAACGCCTGTTAAAATGTCTAAAGTATACTCGTCTGTTTTTACACCACTAAGCAATTTGGTAGCACCAGGCTTACCAATTGACTGTGTGCTAACAAGGGCCGCATTAAGAACTGTAGTAAACTGTTCGAGCCAGTTTTCGTTAACAGTATCATTCCAGTTTAATAATAAATTGCTTAGATTTGTACCTGTGCCATCAAATACTGATTCAGTTGTGCTCACACTGTCAAACTTTAAATATCCCGAAGCTGGAGTTCCACGTTTGGGAATATAGCTAACTAGTCTTGCTAGTTTAAGAATACTATCCCTACGCTCTGCTGTGTCTAGAAAGTTTTCACGTGCATTTAAATCTGCACGAAACGCAAGACTTTGTCCCATAAATGCAATAAGATCAATCAGCGCAATGTATTCTGAACTTTCAGTAAAATCATTGAAATCTTCTGGGTAGTATGTACGCAAATACTCAATCATGCTCTTGCGTAATGTTTCAAAGTCGAAGCTTTGGAAGTCAGCTTCTCTGAAAGTTTGATAGATTTTGGTCCAATCTTGTTGGACTAATAAACTGGTTTGTCGTGTTGTAATGGCCATAGTAATACCTGTTGTTTAATATTTATGGCGTTTAAAAAGTGGTACTTTTATAGTGAAGACAAGGACCCGGTACTGGCATCAAACTGTAAACGCAGACTGTCTGAGTAGTTTCCTGGCAAGAATGTTAGATCAATTTGTACTTGTAACCCGTGATCTAGTTCATCGATTAACACACCTTCGACTTGTAATCGTGGATCGTAAGTGATAATCCGTTTGATATCTGCTACAATTGTGGCCTTAACATCAGCGGTCAACGGCTCAAATAACATATTCCAAATAATGCTGCCAAAATTTGGATCCATTAGCTTTTCGCCTTTGCGTATAGCAAAGTGATTTAGTAAGTCACGCTTGACTAACTCAAGATCGTTTAAGCGAAACTTTTTGGTTTGATTAATTGTACTAAATCCGCGATATCTAATAGGCATAATGTATTTATATTGAAACGAGCGTTGGTTTTGATGTTGGCGTGTTACTATCTTTTGTAACATCTGCTGCTAGTGTGGATATAGCATATCGCCCTGCATTAAAAAATAACGACCCTGGTCGTTTACGACTGTCTTCTTCTTTGCCTGTTTTACGCCATTGAGCAGCTTTGTTGGCTGGTAAACTTGTTGAAAGATCTGAAGTTTTAGCTTTTAAATTAGCTACATCAACCTTGGCTACATTTATCTTGGATTGATCTTTCATTCCAGTTAAAGAAGGCGGCAGTCCTGCTTGTTTATTGGCAGGTATAGTGCTTGTTGAGCTAGTGGTATTTGATCCAACATTTGACTTTGATTTATTTGCTGCTGAAAGTGCTGATCCTAGTGCAACCAATGTTGTAAATGTTGCTGCTGCCATTGGATCTGATCCGGTAAATGAGGACAGCACTGCTTGTGCTTTGCCTATATTTGACTGCACGGCCTGCATGTTTGCATTTGTTGCAGGGTCGCTAGATGCAATATTTAAACTTTGTGTAGATGAAGAAACTGATGTGGATCTTGCCACTGACCCTGCTACTGCAGATAATGTAGTTGATAATCCGCCTGCTAACTTTGTTGCATCTGCGACCAATGACGATGTGTCAATTGACGATATAGCTCCGCCAATTCCGCCTATTATGTCACCAATTCCACTTAATGTTATGGGAGCATCTTGAAACTGATATGCTACAGCCAACATGCCGGCTACAGTTTCTTTACTGTCATTTTCACGTATAGCGTTAACTTTGATTAAGGCAGGATACTGCTCAAGTATAAAACGTTCCATTATCCTGTCTTGTACTGCATTATCAAATGTAAAATCAACTTGTGATTTTATTCCGTCTTTGCCTGTGTAGGCTCCTGTGTTAGATAGATATCCATAATTTTTTAATGTTTTTTCGTGTACCGCATACCGGCCTATCCTAGGTGGTGTATTGTAAGTAGAATCCCAGTTGCTTTCAATATATGCAATCTGCACCATCAGTGCTCTAACATCAGTCGACGACAACGTAGGAATATTCGTCTTAACTTGCTTGGTTGGGGCGCCTGTTGGCACATCAGGTTGATCAAGTATTGCTCTATTAACACCTTGTGTAAACGAAGCTTTCTTTGCACCGTCTATTCCAAGATTACTGTTTGCAGTTACAGTCTGAGATGTTCCCTTACCGCCAACATTTGCAGCTACATTGGCTTGTGCTGCTTTGATG